GTCTCCTTTGTCTAGGAAGGCACAAGCATGACATACACTGCGAGGCACCCATGCCTCGAACATCTCATCCTTCTCCTTCCACTCTATGAGCACTGCCTTCTCTGTCACATTGGTAACAGTGACACCTGACAGTGATATAGGCTCAGAGCCTGCTGACTTCTTTCTTACTGCCATTGCTCTATTCCTTATTGATTGAATGCATCCTTGTCCAAGATGGACAGGCCCCTAGTCAGTGTCTCTAGATACTCTATCTGTGCCTTAGTGGAGTGGACCATGGCAACGAACACACGTAGGTGGTCCAGTAACTCAGCAGGCACCTCGTAGGTAGTCCATGTATGTGCACAGTCGTTGCAGCGGCGCCGTCTGTATCGCCAGCCATTGTTGGTGATGCGACTGTCTTTGACTGTCACTGGACCATCACACTTAGGACAACGAGACAGGTTGCTACCTGCTTCTGGCATGGCTATTCCTCTAAGTGTTTATAGGCCCTCTGTGTAGCGATGGCACTTACTGTTTCTCTCGTCAGGCCGTAGCGATCAGCAATGACCTGCTGTGTCTCACCACGCTCTAGGAGACGACGGATTGCTTTGACAACGGAATGAGGGAGGCCATGTCGTTGCCTCTCAGTCATGTCCTTGCTGTTCTCTAGCTGCTCACCAAGCCTCATGTGCTGAGGATTGCTGCAGCCTACTGGCCAGCCTCCGTTGTCGCATGAGTGGAGGATCATCTTGCCCTCAGGGATGGGACCATGCACCTGTTCCCATACCCACCTGTAGCTCATGGTGCGTCTTCCTACGGCCATGAAGTAAGGACGTCGCTCACGTGCACGTCCGCCCCAAGCGCCAGTCCAGCGCCAACACTCCTCAGGACCCTTCATCTCAATGTACTTGAATACATCCAGTGGAGTGTTGGCTGGCATAGCTACATGCTACTCCTCTGTGTCTGTCTTGGCATACATGGCGTAGTAGGGATTGAACAATGCCTCACCTAGCATCTCCATGTCCTCGATGTTGGAGTATTCAGGATGAGGCTTGACTTCACGCATCACTGCGACAGCCTTAGCCAATGCTTGGCCTAAGATGTAGTGGCCACGCATACTGTTCACTAGATCAGTAGCCCTGCTACGCTTCTCTTCGTCAGACATGTCGTCCCAGCCTCTTGGCTTAGCCATGTGTGTTCTCCTCTGTTGGTTGTCTACGTGGCTCAGTTGCCACTGACTCGCTCAGTTCGATGCGGCCCAGTTCCTTGTTCAGTTCTCTATATTCATGCTCCAAATCACCACGCCTGATAGCGATCTGATCTAGCTCGGTGCGGAGTCGTTGCATTCTCAGCTTGATTGCTAGCTTCCTGCTAATCTCTGTCATCTTCATTCACTCCACATGTCTGCTCAGGCAGCATCATCAGGTGGCGCTATCCACATACTACCATCCCACTGGTAGCCCCACCCAGCCATCTCATAGTGAGTAGCATCATTGCAACGACATGTGTTGTCATTGCGATAGTGCTCTGACACCATGATGAAGTGAGGACACTCCATCATGGCACGCTGTGGCACATTGCGGATGTCTGTCTCTACAAGACGACCATGCTCATTCTTCACTAGCTTAGACAGTCGGACCATTGGTTGTCTCCTTCTCTATGACACCACATGCATACAGGAACTGATTGCAGTTGAAGCGTGGATTGGTGTTCAGCAACTCACTAGCCATGCGTCTAGCGAACTCCTGCATGACCTCCACACCCAGTGGAGACTGATGGCCATTTGTCTCCAACATCACTTGGTCCCTGATGCATGCAGCGATCAGATTGTAGTCTCGTCTGGTCATTGCTAACTCCTCTGTCAGCGATACAAGCTGAAGTTGCGCACGTATTGGATAACCATCTCACCGAACCGGAACATGAGCATACCAGTGAAGATGATTGCAGAAGGGACAGCTAGATAGAGCCATCCTGGTAGGCAGTGCACAGTGTAGAGTGCAGAGAATACAATGAACCAGCAGGCAATGGATGAGAGGCCATCTGCGACATCTCTACTTGTGAGACGTGGCAATGGATGATGAAGTGTCATGTCTTGTCTTCCCAATACATGCCACTGATCAGCAACTCAGCAGCACCATACACCTGCTTCTCACCACAGTGCTCACACTCATACTGTCTAGCATCAGGCTCACAGCCATCTGCTGTCTCACCACATGCTAGACAGATGCCAGGATTGTCGAGGCTAGTCATCTCAGCCTCTGTCAGTTCCATGACACGTGACTGCGTGACTGAGGGATGCACGTCTTTGAGACGGCGTAGGGTCATGTGTGTTACTCCTTGTCTTGATTATAGTGTCGCACTCTGTGACAGTTAGCACAGAGCATTACGCACTTAGCTAGTTCAGCCTCTATTCGTTCCCAAGTCCAATGTAGCCAACTGTCCACCATGTCTGCGGCTCTGTTGTCTACATGATGGAAGTCGAATGCTGCATGATGGAACGTGCCACCACAGTCTACACATGTGCCACCCATGTGTTCGACTGCACGCAGCTTGTTGGCTTTGTATCGCTCCTTGTTCCTACTTACTATGTGTTTGAGGTTCCGTGTTGTGTAGTCCTTTTGATACACTGCCTCCTTTGCTTTCTGCACAGGATCAGTTGCACGCTTGTGTGCCTTGTATAGCCGTAAATACTCGGCGTGCCGTCGCCGCTTGTCTTCCTTCTTTTGGTTCTGTGCTGCTACCTCAGCAAGCAGTTCTTCATCTATCCCCGGCTTGTGTGCCATGTGCTACTTCTGTGCTAGTGTCCACCTATAATGTACTTCAGCATCATCGGGACGAATAGTAATACATTCGTCGCCTTCTTCATTGCATGTCCAACGATAGGCGGAACCATCGTCGTGAAACTCGTACCAGGTTCCGTACTTAAAATCGCGTGTCGCAGTCCATACCTGCCAGCCATTGTCTAGTCTGATGACACGCAGCAGTCTGACACCGGGCAGGAAGCCGATGATGCGGTGTGTTGCAGGTAGACATGTGTCTTGTTGTGCACGTTCATAAGCTATGAACGCATCGAGCATGGCTTGTGCCATTGATTGCCTCACATGTGTGTTGTGTTGTCATGTGTCGTCTCAATGCATGGGATGACATGTGTCCAGTCATGCCATGAGACCTACAAGCTTGTCGTCACAGCAGATGGGATTGATCTCTCCTTCTCCCCACTGTCTCTATATAGTAGCACAGTCTGAGTGTTACGTCAAGTGCCTGTTCTACGCAACTATGTTTCGTGCCACACGCCTATGGGCTGTAGCCATACTCATAACTGACAGACAAACATGCTACAACATCAGTCAGTTAGTGGGATGTGCTAATTGTATTCTATGTGAGAGTGCATGCGACATATGTCAGGGCGACTGTCTGATCTAATGAGGCCAACTGTCTGATCTGCGCTTTTGCCATCGCGTCTGATCATGCAATGTCGTGCGCCTCGTGTCGTGCGCCGTCACTCTAGATGGCTGGACAGCAGACGCAGAAAAGCCCCGCCGCATTGCTGCGACGGGGCGTGTAGTGTGTGAAGTAGGCTAGCCGTTAGTGCCAGTAGCTGAAGTCTCTTCAGTGTCCGCTGATACATGCTCCGACTGATCAGTAACGCCATTGCGAATGTAGGCCATCATCGCATCAGTCTCAGCCAACTGGTCATTAGTCCAGGCAATGTCTGCCAGCTTGCCCCATATCTCAGGCTTCAACTCCTGTGGCTTCATTGGCTTAGCCTTGTCCCTGCCTTTGATGTCCAATGCAGTGTGCAATGCTTCAATCAGAGTAGCCAACGAGCACTCTGTAGCAAGGCGCACCGGCTTGATGTCTGGCAACTTCAATGTCTTGTTGTTGGGCCGGCTGCTCTTGTATCCCTTGCGGTTCCGCATTGCCTTGTTCAACTGGTCAACAGATGCGGTGATCTTAGTGAATGTGCTACCGCCAGCCTTGTTAGTTGTCGAGACTGCATACTGGCGCAGGTCCAGAAGCACTAGCTCATTTGCCTTCGCCAACTTGCCGAGTGGCTGCTGTCCCTCTTCATAGAGCATCCATGGCATGACTTCGAAGGCATACGCCTTGTGATTGAACATAGAACAGTCAACGTCTGACACAACTAAGATGGCTGCCATGTTCAGTGCCCGAGTGAGGAGCATCATCTTATTGCTCCATACACGCTCTGTCGCAGACCGCTCATCGTCTGGCCAGCCTTTGGTATCCTCTTTCTCGCCAAGCAAGTGAGCGACAAGCCATTCCTTAAGCAGCGCCTTAGCATCGGCCTTGTTCGGTGCGAGGACGTCAGCCATTGTCGGGCAGACGACTGATGCATCATCAGTCGGAGGCTTCAAGACCCAGTTGAAGTAGCAGACCATGATTGCATAGGCCATTCCCTGAACGGCCTTGCCATTGCGCTTGTTGGCTTCTGTCTTGTGCTCGAATGCCTTAATGGCAATCGGCAATGCGGTGTCAATGTCAGGAATGTTGCGATACTCATTGCTGCCCGGACGCGGCTGGACAGGGGCAGTAGAGGAGTGCAACTCATGTGCGAGTGTTGTCATGGCAGTGTGTGTCTCCTAGATCAGGTGCCATTCCGTTGTGGGTGGCTTCCCCGTCTTGACAAGTAAGAGTGTAGCCTAGGACATGTGTTGTGTCAAGCACATGTTTGCAGTGGTGCACTATTTGACTGTGCCATGAATGAGAATGTCAGGCACTCATTACCATGTCATGAGATAACATGTGTTGTCTCACACACTGTGACAACTGACTACCTACAGTAGCATACAGCTATGCATACACTGTTGTATACACACACTGTGACAGCTAGTGGTAAGTGTGTATACAGCTATGCACTCTCATAGGTAGTATGTAGTGTGCATACACTTCTGTGTATACAGTGTCATGTGCACGTGTAGGTAGTGAGTGTCTGCGTCAGGCTATGGTCGCCGAGTGGGGACAGATCCCTGCGCTCGCATGTGATGTACCCTACACGCACACACATACTGATAGTTGCCACTGAGAGAGGCATGTGCAGCTACTAGTTGCATACTGTAGTGTGAGGGGTGCCATTGCGTGTGAAGACCCCCCTGCCCCCCTAGCCTAATCCCAAAGTGGTAGTGAGATGCGCTGCGGAGCGACCAAGCGGAGACGCACTGCTACGCTACTCCGCAATCAGCCATCTGCGTACCGTGTCACTCCCCCCGTAGTCCCCTATTAGAGTGTAGTGTTATAGTAGTGTAGTATTATAGTACTGTAGTAGTGTAGTAGTGTGTTTATCTCGTAGTCCTATGTAGATTGTGATGTTGTGGTGTCATTGGTGCTTGTGTTTGTGACAGCATCATGTATCCATGCACGATCCCAGTCCTGAATGGAGTGCTAGTCATGGCCGTGTATGGCGTAGACTATAAGACAGGTGCAGCTAGAGTAGGCTGGTTGCCTACAGTAGTACAGCCTAATGCTAGTCCTACACAGTCATTCGTGTCTTGGTCGCCTACAATGGCACCCAATACGACTGGTCCTGCTGCGGCTGGTGTCCCTGCTACCCAAATCAATGGTGTGACGAGTGCTGATGATGCACTGTCGAAGGCATTCCGTAAGAATGGACCTCACATCAAGGCATTGAGACAGATCATTGTGTACATGCTGAATGGCAATGCCAACGTAGGTACACAGACGTATCCACAAGTGCGTGGACAGACTGCTGATCAAGGCATGGGTGGCAAACGACCTATCGATGTGGTGCAAACACTCAACAATCGTGCTGTTACTGCCTCAGATAGAGTCGCAATGAGCAACATCTTCGCTCGTAAGGCAAGACCAGACACGTATGTTACCGATCCGAGCCGTAATGGTGGTGGTGGAAAGGTAGCTTGGTGATGGCACAGCCTCCATCGTATGGCAAAGCTGCCACTGCCTCGACAAGTAGAGCTACAAAGCCGTTTCCGCCTAAGAAGAGGAAGGCTCCACCTGTACAACAGCCTCCATTGCCACAACAGCAGCAGATGCCACCTGACAATGCAGCCATTGCACAGGCTATCTTGCAGCGCAAAGCAGGAGGCTATTGATTATGTCAGGTTCTGTACTTGGCCAAGTGCCAGAGACACAAGCTGGTGGTGATCCGCTGTCTCCAACGACACTGATCTACAATTACCTTCGTGAGAAGGGCATGCCACTGACAAGTGACAACGTGCGTAGGGTGTTGGAGGGCAATGCACAGAATCCAGGTATGATACAGGGCACTGGGCGTGATGATGCGCATAGTAATGCTGAGATGCCCATCCCACTGATCAATGATGTAGCTGGCACTGATCCTAAGACATCTGCTGCACCTGGACAGAGGAAACCACTGCCTACTCCACCGATACCGCCACAAGCACAGTTGCCAAACCAAGAGGTGCGTAATCAGCCGCCAGAACAGACTGGCTTCATGTCCAATGCGACTGACTTAGGTAGATGGATACTAGGTCGTGGCAATCCTCCACCTCCACCGACACCTAACTACCAGTTGGAGTTGCGTAATCCTACACAGCCACCACAGATCAGTGGTCCTCCTGAGCAGCTACGACTGAGTGGTCCTGGTGGTGGTGCACAGACAGGTGCACCTCCTGAAGTACCACGTCTGCCTCCACCAGCAGCTATACCAATGCCACAAGTGCCTGCTACACCTACACCACCTGCTGCAACTGTTGTACCAGCTAATCCACCTGTGCCTCCTGTTGCAATGGACAGAGCACTGGAGCCAGCAAGGCAGCCACGTGTCACTGTGCAACAGATGCCAACTGAACAGTTGCGTGCACCTCCCATCTCACCACAGGCTCCAATTGAGCAAGGCCCAGTTGCACGTGGTGTTGGTAATGTAGGTGCAGGTATAGTCTCCGGTGCACGTAGTGGTGGTCCACGTGGTGCAGCAGTAGGTGGAGGTCTAGCTGCCGCCAAGGAAATCATCCCACCGTTGGTGGAGCAACTTACTAAGCGTGCTGCTAGAAGAAAGCCACCCAGCCCACGTCCACGTAAGAAAGCAGACAGCGAGGAGTAGTGTATGCCAGAACTGCCATCTACTAATGAACCGCTGCGGTTGCTTGATGGCACACTGGTATATCCTGGTGGTCATGTAGAGGACGGTAGTAGAGTCGCACCTGCTGGTTTCGTAGAGATACCCACTCACAGAGAGGCACAGCGAGTAGTCACTGCGACACGTAGGAAGCTAGCTGACTTGCCTGAGGTGCCTCGTACTATGAATGCCGTCAGTGTTGTACTGAGCTACACACTGTTCGGTCTCGATGATGAAGAGATAGCCATCGCCACTGGTCTGTCTGTAGAACAGATAGGTAGACTGAAAGTTGGTGAAGCCTTCACACAGATGCATGAGGCCATCGTTCGTACGATCGTAGACAGTGAGACAGATGTTGTCAGGGACATACTGGCAAAGAATGCTAGAAACGCTGCTGCTGTGGTGGTCGAGGCTCTGCAAGCTGGTAACCGAAGTGATCGGATGGCTGCTGCTCGTGACATTCTGGATCGTAGTGGTCATCGGCCTGCTGATATCATTGAGCACAGGCATCGCGTGGATGGTGGTCTAGTGATTGAGTACATCAGGCGTGGCACAGAGGATGTTCCACCAGTCATCGACATGGAGAGAGGCATATGACGCTACGCAATGATGGCCATGGACAGGCTGTGCAAGCTGCAAGGCCGTATTCGTCACAGACTGTAGCCATTGGTGCAGCAAGTGTGGCGTGCAATGCATTCCAGACTGCTGTGCCAGGACGCTATACTGCGATGGCAGGTAGTGGTGTAGCAGTTGGCACTCCATTCACTGCACCGAACAACACACGACATGTGCGTCTAGTGGCGACCAGTGATTGTTGGATCAGCTTCGGCCTCACTCCTGTTGCTGTAGTTGGTGCCTCATCCAGTATACTACTGCCTGCTGGTATACCTGAGTACTTCTGGGTCATGCCTGGAGAGCGTATCGCTGTGATACAAGCATCTGGTGGTGGTTCGCTGAACATTGCAGAGATGATGGCGTAGATGTTCTTTGGTCTAGGTCATCCTGGCCGACAGATGGCAGGCATGTCTGCTAAGTCTAAACTGTTGGCAACTGCTAGTGTGTCGTTGAACTTCATGACACCTGGAGTGCTCGATCCTAGGATTACGTTCACACGTGCATCGACAGCCACTTACTTCGACAGTGCAGGTGTGATGCAGACGGCGGCGAGCAACAGTATCCGCAACAGCACCATGATAGGCGCAGTGCCAGGAACACCTGGGACACCGCCAACCAACTGGGCATTTGGTGGTTCGCCAGCCGTAACACCACAGATGGTTGGCACCGGGACCGAGAACGGCATTCCATACATCGACATGCGGTTTGCTGGGACCACTATCAACAGCGGCGTCCAGATACTGCCGGAAGTCGGCGCCGGCGTCATGGTAGCTGCCAACGGTCAGGCATGGAGCAGTTCGGTATACGTGCAGCTAGTGGCAGGGACGCTGAGTGGTTTCAACTATATCCAACTGGTAACGAATGAAACCACTGCTGCGGGGGCACAAGTTAAGGGCAACTCAGGGCCAGTTATCCTGGCGACATCAATACCGACAGAATCTCTTGCGACGCAGCGCAATGTCTACTCAGTGACCCTAACAGGCGGCGGGACTGTCGCTGCCGTGCAGGTGCGTTTGATGATTAATACCGGTGTTGGTGTGCCTATTGATTTCACCCTCCGCATCGGTGCGCCGCAGATGGAGCAGGGCGCTGCCGCAACACAATTCATCCCGACTTACGGCGCGGCCAACAGTGCGCCACGGTGGGACTACGACCCGGCTACATTGCAATTGCTTGGTCTGCTGATCGAGGAAGCACGGACCAACATCCATCCCAACTCAGCGTCATTCGCCACATGGTCAAAGGCAGATGTTACTGTCACAGACAATATAGTTGTAGCACCGAGTGGTGCAACTGCAGCCGCTAACTTTGTTGAAGGCTCTGCTGGCTCAGCTATCGCATCGAGCATTCCCGCTCCTGTCGCAGCTAGCTCAGTCGTTACCTATTCGATGTTCGTGAAGCGTGGCAACACCGATTGGCTACGCATGCTGGGCACCGATACCGGACTGACGAATGGAGTGAATGTCTGGCTGAACACTACGACAGGTGCGACATCTATTACCACCAGGGGAACAGCAACAGCACCCACTGTGTCTGTCAAGGTGTTGCCGAATGGCTGGTGGCGCCTGATGGCTACATGTACGATGCCAGCAGCCAGCACAGCAGTAGGTCTCTCTATATGCTCAGCTACAGCCGACGGATCATCTACACGTGTGAACGGTGCACAGTATAATGTTTGGGGCGGCCAGATCGAGGTAGGTGCATCCCCAACCAGCCACATTCCGACAGGCGCGACTGCTGTGACACGTGCAGTAGATGTCTGCAATGTCACGCCGCTGGGCGCGTGGTTCAATGCCAGTGCAGGTACACTGTTGATGGATTTCGACACGTCCAAAGCAATCGCCACGATGGGTGGTTTCTCTAGTGGTTCGTTCGCCAACGTATTGTACTATACAACCAGTGGAGCAGCACAGGTAGCAGCTAACATCGCAAGCGTAGGCACAACAGCAAACCAAGGTGGTGTTGTTGTCAACCAGCAAGCTAAGGTGGCGATATCTTACTCCACCAATAGGCTTGCTGTATCAGTCAATGGACTGGCTCCTGCTGTCAATGCGACATTGCCTGCCGGTCCCTATCCGTGGACCAGCAATATGGCGATCGGCACATCTCCGTGGTCACTAACAGGTGCGAATATATGCGGTCATGCACGAGCGTGGCGCTACTGGTCAAGCGCGCTGACCGATACTGAGATGCAGTCAGTCACATCATGAGCACCAAGCGATACAAGATCGTAGAAGGCGGCATGCATGATCGTTTCCACAGGTCATACAGTAAGGTGCAGTTCCTAGGTGGTGGCTTTGGTAATGGGAAGACAGCAGCCGCATGTGTGAAGGCATTGAAGTTATCTCAAGAGTATCCTGGCTGCAACGGTCTAGTGGCGAGGAGTACCTATCCGAAGCTCAACGACACAATCAGGCGGGAGTTCTTACTATGGTGTCCGCCGCATTGGATCAAGCGTATGCCTTCTCGAGAAGAGAACACATTGATCCTGAAGAATGGTTCGACTATCAACTTTCGATACGTTGCACAGCGAGGCAAAGAGACTGAAGAGAGCAAGTCCAATCTGCTATCGGCTACATATGACTGGATCATAGTGGACCAACTAGAGGATCCTGAGTTCAGTCATAAGGACTTCATGGACCTGATGGGCCGACTGCGTGGCAATGCAGAGTATGTAGGTAGCGATCCACTGATGCCACGTGTTGGGCCTAAGTGGTTCATTGCGACACTCAATCCTACACGCAACTGGTGTTACAAAGAGATAGTCAAGCCACTGCATGACTACACGCAGCGTGGCATCATCAGCGACAAGCTACTGTGTGAGGTGGACAATGCAGGGAAGCCTATTCTCGTTGATGGACGCCCCAAGCCACTCATCGAACTCTACGAAGGTAGCACCTACGAGAACGTCGAGAACGTTGGGGACGACTACATCAGGGGCATGCTCGCTACCTACACAGGTAGTATGCGAGAACGCTTCATATATGGACGATGGGGTGCGCTCAGT